GAGACGGCGGGGGTCAATGTTGTGAGTGCCAATACGGACGGGCTTGTTATTTATTGTCCTAAAAATGCTGTAAGTAAGGTAAGAAACATCATCGGTGGATGGGAGTTAGTGACTGGATTTGATACTGAGGAAACGCAGTATAAGGCTATTTATATGCGCGACGTCAATTCCTACGCCGCGATTAAAGATGACGGGGTAAAATTAAAGGGTGCTTATACCGTAGCGGGTCTATCCAAAAACCCCACAACGGAAATTTGCTCGGAAGCGGTGGTAAAGTTTCTAAGTGAGGGCAAAGATATTACTACGACAATCCGAAATTGTAAAGATATTCGTAAATTCGTATCGGTTAGAAAAGTGACAGGGGGCGCGGTAAAAGACGGGACGTATCTGGGAAAGGTCGTTCGCTGGTACTACAGTAGCCTGGCCTTCGGGTGCATTGAATACAAGCTCAATGGGAACAAAGTCCCCCAGAGCGAAGGCGCAATGCCCTGCATGACACTTCCAGATCAGTTCCCAGATGACATTGACTTTAATTGGTACGTCAACGAAGCGAATAAAATTCTAAAGGAAATAGGGTATGCGGGAGAGCAAGGTAGAGAGTCACTTAAAAAAGCGAGTGCGTGAAAAAGGTGGTCAAACTCGCAAGGTGAAGTGGGTTGGCCGTCATGGCGCTCCTGATCGCTTAGTTCTTTTGCCGGGGTGGCATTTTCTTGCGGAATTGAAACGCCCAGGCAAAGACGCGGAAGATCACCAATATAGGGAACACATGCTGCTAAGGGCGGCTGGTTTTGAAGTGGTTGTTTTGGATACAATAGAAAAAATAGATGGGGTGTTGAAATGAGAAAAAGACATAGAGGTAAGGGCAAAGATTATGAGGCTGTCGATAGCGTAACTATGAATTTCGGCGGTTATCTTAATGACACAGTAGTAAATAAACCTCTAACTGGAAAAGAGACTATCCCTATTTTAGACGAACGTGAAAAAACCCACGGCGATTGGAAGCATCAATCTGTCTGTTCTCAAGGTCTGAAAAAACTGCTTAGAGAATGTGGATTTAATTTTAACACTTCTATGTCGTCATCTCAAAGAGAATCGCTTGAAATGATTTGCGTAAAACTTTCCCGCATCGTCAACGGCAATCCCAATGAAATTGACCATTGGAAAGACATCGCCGGTTACGCGCAACTTGTTGTTAGAGAACTTGAAAAGAAATGACACTCGAACTTCGACCATATCAACGCGAAATGGTCGATTTCATTCTCGAACATAAGCGTTGTGCGTTATTTTCCTTCATGGGCAGCGGTAAATCGGTATCCGTTTTAACGGCAATTGATTATTTGCGCTTCCTTGGTGAAGAAACAAAGCCTGTTTTGATTCTAGGCCCGCTTCGAGTCATTCAAACGGTTTGGAATGGTGAAATCGAGAAATGGTCGCATTTGAGGCATTTGAAAGTATCGGTCATAACTGGTTCTGAAAGTCAACGTCGCCATGCTTTGAATCAAAAAGCCGATATTTATTGCATTAATTACGAAAATATCGAATGGCTCATGTTGCAGCTTGATGATCGTTGGCCGTTTGGTTACGTGATAGCCGACGAATCGACAAAACTTAAATCCTATCGTTCAAAACAAGGTGGGGTTCGAGCAAGAGCGTTGTCGAATATTGCAAGCAAATGCACTGGCTGGATTAATCTCACCGGCACTCCGACGCCGAGGGGATTAGATTGCTTATGGGGTCAAACGTGGTTTTTGGATCAGGGGCAGCGGTTAGGTCGCACTTACGATAGTTTCAAACAACGGTGGTTTGGGCAGAGTTTTGACGGTTACGGTCTGGTGCCACATCCTTTTGCTCAGAAACAGATGGAGGAAAAACTTAACGATATTTGTATGTCGCTTGATCCTAAGGATCACTTTGACTTGAAAGAGCCGATTGTAAATAAGATTTATGTCGAACTCCCGGCACCAGCGGCGAAATTATACAAGGATATGGAGAAGAAAATGTTCATGGAGATCGCTGGTAATCCAATCGAAGCTTTCAACGCCGCCGCCAGGACGAATAAATGCCTTCAACTCTGCAATGGCGCTGCTTATTTGGATAACGACGTCGAAGATGACAAGACGCCTAAAAAATGGAAAGAGGTGCATAAGGTAAAACTTGACGCCTTGGAAGAAATTATAGCCGAATCTGGCGGCATGCCGGTTTTGGTAGCTTATAATTTCCGTTCCGATCTTGAAAGGCTTAAGAAGGCGTTCCCCAAAGGCAGAGTGTTAGATAAGAATCCTGACACAATACGGGATTGGAACATCGGCAAAATCCCTTTGTTATTTGCACATCCAGCCAGCGCCGGGCACGGTCTTAATCTCCAAGACGGCGGTAATATTCTTGTGTTTTTTGGGGTTAATTGGAATCTTGAGGAGCATCTTCAAATAATTGAACGCATCGGCCCGGTACGTCAACTCCAAGCTGGTTATGATCGGCCTGTGTTCATCCATTACATCCTGGCGCGAAAGACAGTGGATGAATTGGTGATGGAACGGCTTAAAACTAAGAAGTCCGTCCAGGATATTTTATTGGAGGCTTTGAAAAATCGTGGTTCCAGTCCTTCTGGTACGGAAGAAACTGACTCGCAAGAACTGGTTTAATCGGTTCGACGTAGATCATGCCCCAATGAGAGAAAGATTCGTAGTATTTGGGGAAGTCACGCATCTTTTTTCCTATTATCGATTAATTTATTTTTCCATTCACGAACCTTCTCAGGTTCAAAAACCTTACACCCGGCAATGATTTCATATTCAGGCTCGTTGTATCTATCGATGTAATAAAGTAATAACGAGGCACTCTTGAAACCTGCTAATCTAGCCGCTTGTTTGAGGTTTATTTTCATATTTTAATTAAACTCAATTTAGTTGTTGCAATGTGAATTTATTCGTGTATTATAACTTTAATCTGATTCAAATGTCAAGGAGCGAGTATGGTAGTCAAGATGAAAAGCACAAGACTAGGTTCACCAGACGCCTTTAACGTAGAAATTTACGAGGAAGGTAAGAAATATCTCATGCCAGATAGCCTGGCAACAATGATGATCCACCAGGGCTTTGCGGTGGAGGCGAAACATGCAACCGAAGAAGGAAAATAAAATGGATCAGATTCATATACGGTTTAACAAGAAGCTTTATCTTGACAAACAGCCGTCGCGCTTTAGCGACTCGTATTACGCTTGGATGCTGTTGTTTCTCAGCCTGGGAACGATCTACGCTATGATCCTGGCTGCAAAGTACGGTATTTGGTAAACGACTATGACCCTGTCCTGGGTGATTTGGGCAGGACGGGGTCGCCAACACAACTGACGAAAGAAGTGAGCAACCAAGGTTAACGGAGGAAATATGAATAACAAATTACGCCTTAAAAGATTGAAGCAATTAAAGTATATGATGGAAAATCATAAAAAGATTTTTCCTGAAAGCATCTTTGATATTGATGCTTGGATAAAACCTGCAAAAAGCCGTTGCGGGACTGCCGCTTGCGCCTTGGGTAGTGCTTGTTTTTATCCGCCATTCCAGAAACAAGGCTTGTCTATAGACGGGTATAAGAAACTATCTGATGTTGGAAAAGCTGCTAAAAAAATTGGGGAAGATGCCTTTGATTTTTCCCCCGGCTTCGATGGGAATGATTATGACGGTTATGAAACAGGAGCTAATTTCTTCGGTATAGAGATTGATGAATCGTATTTTTTATTTAAGCCAGACCATTATAAAAATTGCGGCGATGATGGCTCTAAAACATTCCTGCATAGATTTTTTGGAATTAAGCAGGTCGAAAAAGTAACGCCAGCGATGGTTGCACAGCGTACCGGAATGATTATCGAACGCTACAAAAACCACAAAGATTAACGATTAACGGCATCAGATAACAATTTAACAACCAAAGGAGACTAAGAATGAATATTGATGAACTTACTATCGGAGAAGCCAAAGAATTAGCCTGTCTGTTCGGCAAAAAAGAAGCCGCCAGTTCTGGCATTAATTGCTGCTCACTTACCGGCAAGAAAGTCATTATCCGCACTCAATCGGCTGGCGTGCATTATGGTGAACTTTCCGAGAAAAGCGGCAAGGAAGTTATCCTTAAAAACTCTCGCCGTCTTTGGTATTGGAAAACCGCAAACAAGGGTATTTCCCTTAGCGAAGTGGCTAATGCTGGTGTTGCCAAGGATAGCAAGATTTGCGCTCCCGTTGATTTTATCTGGCTTGAGGCCATTGAAATCATCCCCTGCACGAAAGAAGCAATTAAAAATATCGAGGGTCAAGATGAGTATAAAGCATAAAACGGAAATTTCCGGCGACGGCTACGGCTCCGGCGACGGCTCCGGCGACGGCTACGGCTACGGCTCCGGCGACGGCTCCGGCTCCGGCTCCGGCTCCTGCTACGGCTCCGGCTCCTGCTACGGCTCCGGCTCCGGCGACGGCTACGGCTCCGGCTACGGCTCCGGCGACGGCTACGGCTCCGGCTAAAAAACTTTTTTTGAAGGCTACTTACTTAAATGATTTAACGGATTAGGAGAGAACGATGAGAATTTACAAATACCCCATCACGGTTACAGACGAGCAAACCGTACAAATGCCGCTGGATGCTAAAATCCTTACCGTCCAGGTGCAGCATGGCTCACCTCAATTATGGGCGATAGTCGATGAAGAACAGCCCAACCTAGAGCCGCGCACTATTCAGGTAATCGGGACGGGCAATCCCATGCCGAAAGTCGGGGAATATATCGCCACATTCCAGCTTATGAACGGCGGGTTTGTTGGTCATGTATTTGAAGCGGCACAACCCAAGTAAATGATGGGTGATGATATGAGTATGGTGATTTGTAAGCTGTGTAGCGATCTGGTGGACTCCGACGAGTTCCCCGATGGATTCTATACGCTAAAATATCCCGATGATTATGTGTGTGACTCATGTCGGGAAGAAAACGACCTGCCAACTACATTTGACGAACCACAACCATCGAGGGATACAGGAGTGAAGGTTAATGAATAGGCATAGCATGATTCCATATCCTGATAAGCGCCATATTAGAGCGCAAAGTCTTACCGCCGCAATTATGCAGGAGATAAATCAATTCCTGCCGCGTGATACGCAGCGCGATGTGGTGGTGCGGGCGATTGAAAAGCTTTTGTGGCGTGAAGGCGTAGAGGTCTTAACTGACTATGACAGGAAAACATTAGGCTTGCCTGACCGCAATAACGATGGGTGGACTGAAGATGAGCTGAGGATTCTTGATCTTCAAAGACAGGAATTGATGCTTAAACCCTTCAGCGGTATTGGCCAAGTGTTTCCAGATATTAACCACGGTGGATCTACAAAGGGTACAGATAAGTGAACCACGATTTAATTATAGAAGAA